GGAATCAAGTGGAGAATCAAGTGGGGAATCAAGTGTGGAATCAAGTGTGGAATCAAGTGAGGAATCAAGTGGAGAATCAAGTGAGGAATCAAGTGGAGAATCAAAAATTAGAATTTTTAGATATTTCTTGGTATTTATCTTCATTTAACTCGTGGTTATCTTTTTATAATTATTTTAATGATCAAGTTTTAAAGTTAGATCAAAATGAATTACTTAGAAAATATTCAAAAGTATTAGATTTAAATATTTTTTGGGGAATCACTTTAGATGGATTATGTATTGTCTCTAAAAACGCAATTGATTTTCAAAGAAATGCTAATTTTCAATTACATTCTGTTGATAAATCTGCTATGATTTTTCCAGGAGAAGATTTTCAATATAAGTTATATTTTATTCAGGGTATTAGTATATCAGAAGAATTATTTACTAAATTATCAAATAAAGAATATACTTTTGAAGATTGGACTAAAGAATCTAATGAAGAAATAAAAGCAGTAGTATTAGCTTTTTATGAGGAAAAATTTGGTGGTGAATTTGTATTTAGATTTTTATCAAAATATTTAATTGAAGTTGATAATTATATAGATAAAAAAGATCCTAAATATCTTGAAGGTACGATAGGTATGAATATTGGAGTTTATACATTATTTAAAGGTATCGTAAATGATATTGATATTGCATATGTAAGATGTTATTGTCCTTCAACAGATAGAATGTTCTTTTTAGGTGTTTCTCCTGATATTGATAATGCTAAAGATGCTATTGCTTCATTATGTCAGATTCCTGTTAAATTAAGTAAGTATTTAACTAGTATTGCAAGGCAAGGTGAAATGTTTAGTTTTAATTTTAATGAAATTGGTACTAAAATGTTAAAAGAACAAGAATTAACTAAAGATGATTATCTAAATGTAGTTTCGTTGAAAGGAAATGAGTATTTTAGTAAAATTAAATTTGAATATTAATAAAAAAAAAATGGAAAAAGTAAAAGAAAATGTAGCTAAAAATTCAACAGCTGGGCATTATGTTGAAAAGGCAAAAAAAGTAGTATGTTTAGATGAAATTAAAGAAGCTTATTTTATAGAAGGAGAAGCTGAATTAACTACTAAAAATCATCAAACACTTCCTCTTGAGAAAGATTGTTTGATTATGCCTCAGCAAGTTTATAATCCTTATTCTAAATCTTTAGAAAGAAGTAGGGACTAATGAATATTATTGTATGTAATAATCCCTTTAAAAGAATATATTCTGAGAATTATGACCAAGTCATATACTTAGGATATATTCCTGAAAAGGATTTAGAGAAAAATGAAGTTATTATTAATAATAATAATAAACTTCTGTTAAATGGATGGTTAATATCCAAATATGGTATAATATCATCTAATAAAATTTCTTTAAGTAAGATTGATTTACAATCTAATTATAAGAAATCTGTAAATCAAATTGTATTGAATAATAGAGATACAAATTTTTCATTTATAACTCCTACAGAAGAGAAAATAGAATTTGTGGCTTTAAATGGTCACTTAGAATTAATCATTTAATTATAAAAATATAATGACTAAAAACAAATTTGGAGTAGATAAGAAAAGATTATTAAATGATAAGCAATATGCTGCATTTAATAAGTTTTACGATGAATATAAGGATTTATCCTTAGAAGAATTAAAGACTACATGGGCAGGATTTAAGAATCCTCCAGGTGGAGTTAAAAAGATGGCTTTGTTACAATTAGCTAATGATAAGATGGCTGCTATTAGAGAGCAGACTATGAAAGAAGCGGCTGAAGCTATAGAGCCTATTAGAGAAGAAATTAAACAAGAAAAAGATGCAGAACAATCAGATATGGGTGTATGATATTGAAACTTTAGCATCTTGTTTTACATATACAGCTATTAATATAGATACACAAGAAGTAGTTCAATATGCTATACATAAAGATAGAGATGATTCTGTTGAATTCTTAGAACATTTAGATCAAGATTGTAAAGGTCATATAGGATTTAACAATCTTAATTTTGATTATCCTATTATACATAAAATATTAATGGTTGCTCCTACTAATACATTAGATATTATAGATTTAGCTTATAATGAAGCTCAACGTATTATACAAGATCAATCTCAATTTGGAACTTCTATTAAACAAACTGATATTAGAATACCACAATTAGATTTATTTAGAATGTGGCATTTTAATAATAAAGCTCGTAGAACTAGTCTTAAAGCTTTACAAATAAGTATGAATTATCCTAATGTATTAGATATGCCTATAGATCATACTAGAAATGATATAAGAGTAGAAGAAATTAAAGATATACTTGAGTATAATTTAAATGATGTTTTATCTACATATGAGTTTTATAAATTATCTAAAGATAAAATAAAATTACGTAAGGATTTAAATATTAAATATAATTTAAATTGTATTAACTTTCCTGACAGTAAAATAGGTGAAGAGCTTGTTTTGAAGCTTTATAGTGAAACTATTGGTCAGGATAAATATGATATTAAACAATTAGGTACAACAAGAACTCAAATTGATTTAGGTAAGTGTATATTCGATTATATATCATTCGAAACTCCTGAATTTAATAAAATATTAGATAAATTTAAAAATACTGTAATAATTGAAACTAAAGGTTCTATTGAAGAATCTGTTATATATAAAGGATTTAAATATGATTATGGTTCAGGAGGAATACATGGTTGTATTAAAGCAGGTGTATATGAATCTGATAATGACTATGTTATTATAGATGCAGATGTAGCATCACTTTATCCAAGTATAGCTGTAGTAAATAAGCTTTATCCTCAACACTTAGGTATAGAATTTTGTAATGTATATGAAGGTATACTTAAACAACGTATAGAAGCTAAGAAAGCTGGTAATATGACACTATCAGATGGATTTAAGCTTAGCTTGAATAGTGTGTATGGTAAGAGTAATGATAAGTATAGTTTCTTATTAGATCCTGAATATACAATGAAAACTACATTAAATGGTCAATTAATGTTATCTATGTTAGCTGAAAAACTAGTTACTAAAATAAATTCTATACAAATGCTTCAAATAAATACTGATGGTTTAACTGTAAAAATACATAAAAAAGATTTAGACAATTACTATTGGATATGTAATGATTGGCAAAGCTATACAAACTTAAGTTTAGAATTTGTTGAGTATTCTAAAATGATCATTAGAGACGTTAACAACTATTTCGCTGTTAAAACTGATGGTAAATGTAAGTATAAAGGTGCTTTTGAAATAGATAAGGAATTACATAAGGACAATTCATTTAGAATCATACCTTTAGCTTTGAGTGATTATTTTATTAAAGGTATACCAGTAGAAGAAACTATTAAGAATCATAAGAATATATATGATTTTTGTGGTAGACAAAAGTTTACTAGCGAGTCTTATGGGGAAACTCATGAATTAGCACATAAAAATGGACAAATCTATAACAAGATAACTAAACAACAGAAGAATGTTAGATACTATATATCTGACAGTGGAGTTACTTTTGTTAAACAATATAGTAAAGGTAGTTCTGAATTTATACATAAAGGTTATAGAGTACATATATTCAATAAATATGAAAAGTTATCAAATTATCATATAGATTACCAATTTTACATTAAAGAATGTAATAAAGAGATTAATAATATTATAAATAAACAATTAGAATTATTTTAAAATGAAAGTAGGAGATAAAGTTAGAGTATTAGGTATCTTTGGTGAAGAAAAGATATCTGAAGAATATGTAGGTAAAATAGGAACTATAAGAAATATTGAGGATGGAGAAGATTATCCATATGATGTTACTTTTGTAGATTATGATAGTTCAAATTTTAATGAAGAAGAACTAGAAGTTATTAGTAAAGGTGGTTATCCACCTTTAGGAGCTATAGTTAAAGTTAATAATGATTATTATATTACTGACTTAAAAGGATTAACTGGTAAAGTAGTTACAAATGATGGAGGAGTTACTTTTGGAGGAATGAATGATTTGAATTGTCTTCATAGTTTGTCAGGTTTATTAAGTAGTCCATCTGGTAGATATTTTACTAATGATGATGTTGATATAGTTTACTATCCAGAATTAAATAAAAAACAAGAAAATATGAATGAAGAAATAGAAAGAGCAATTAGAGAAGGAGAACAAGCTATGAAATTAGCTAAAACTGAAGAATATGGTTCAAAATCAACGACTCTATCCTCATATGTAGGAGATGTTAAACCTACATTAGGTAACTTAAGAAAAAGATTTAAGGTTGTAGGTTTCATATCTACTTCTTTAAAAAGTACAATTTAATAAATAAAATCACCACACCTAAATAATATAAAAAACAAGAAAAATGGCAGAGACCGTAAAATTGATTGATATCCTATCTAAGGATGAAAAAGAAGAGAAAAAAGCAGAATTAGCAATCGCTGTACAGCGTGCTTCATTACAAGTAGCTACAGACGAATTAACTGCTAAATCACGTTTAGCAGATGCTAATAATCGTTATAATAAAGCACTTAAAAGTTTACCATTTAATCCTGCTGCAGTGATTAATGCTAAACGTGATATCGTTGATGCACAACAAGATATCAAAGATTTAGAAGAACTAAAAGGGTTGTTCTAGTAAATATGGGCAGGGAAACCTGCCCTTTTTTAATAATAATAATAAAAGAAAGATATGTCAAGAAAGATAAAAGTAGTAAATCCAAGTACTAATCAACCAATGGATATTATGACAGATGTTACTACATGGGGAGCGTTAATTCCAGTATTAAATGCTAATGGAATTACAACTGCTAATATGAAGGGTATTGTAGCAGAAAATAAAAATTCACTAGAAGCTGAAGGAGCATCATTACCAGAAGGTGATTTTACTTTGTATTTGTTTACTAGTAAAAATAAAGCTGGGAAAAATGTTATATTATAAGAAAATATTAGCTTATAAGGTTTCTGATCTTATTAAAGACTTGTTTGAAGCGGAAAAACCTCAAGAAGTGGTTGATACTATTGATTGGCATACGGAAGCTTTAGAAGAAATTAGAGCAGAAATTCTGGAAGATGAAGATTCTTCATCAGAAGTAGAAACTGAATATGAAAAACTAAAAAGAGAGCTAGGTCAATAACCTAGTTCTCTTATATTAAATATAAAATATGGATAAAATAAGAATAGGAATATATCAAAATCAATTGAGTCTATATGATGAAAATTCAAGTAATTTATATCAGATTACAGATATTAATATTGATAGTAATACTTTTGAATATTTAGATACTACATTTTCAATAACTGGGTTTGAAGATATTGATGTAAATGATGAACTGTTTAAAGAAGAAATATCAAAAATTAAGTTTTTATATTTTGAATATAGAGAATTAGAACAAAAAGCACAAGACGCTTCTAATAACTTTTATTGTCATGAGGTTTCTGAAACTGTTTTAAATAATATTAGACAACTTAGACATAAACCATTAGTTTCAGCAGCTGATAATATATACAATCTTACTAAAAATGTATATGGTGAAAATGCTAAATTAGTTATCAATTATTCTGAAAATTCTTTTTCTATTTATATACTATATCCTGAAATAACAATTTCTAATAATATTGGACATAGTAGATTATTAAAAGATATTGTTGTTCGCATTATTTTTCATTATAGAGATAATAAATATGTAGTAAAAGATACTATTCATGGAACAAGGTTTACTATTGGTTCTATGGAGAATTCTTCTGACTATGTCCATTCTCATCTTCCTAAACGTAAAGATATAAATTTTAGTAAATTTTGTTTAGGTGCTACTGAAATAGCAGCTTTAAATATGGATTTATGTCTAAGTGATAAATATACAGATACTAAATATAATTTATTTTTGTATATGATAGATAACTATTTAAGACATGAGTCTCTTGAAGGAGTTCCATACATACCTTTATCACAAATTAAAGATAATAGTAATATCTATGAACTAAATGGGTCTATTATAGATAGTTTAAAATTAGCTTTTTTTAAAGATTTTAATATATTATATAACGATTCTCTTTGTAAATTTATAATTAGAAGAGATAAAGTTTTAATAGATGAAATTATAAAACATTTATTATCAAAAGGATATAAAAATAAAGATTTTATGGTTTATTTTAATAATGGATCAGAGTTTAAGATAGATTATAAAACAACAGTTACTAATAGAAGATTAGAAATAAATAGTAGTGTAGAGCCAATATGTTCTTTGTTTAATATAACACCATCTTTATATAATGATTATGGTGATAGAGAAGCTTCTGAACAAATTCTGTCTAATAAAATATTAGATATTGTTTGTGAGAAATTAGAAAAAGAAATAAATAATTATTATATTAATAAATATGCAAATAGTTGAATTTAAAAGTAAATCTAAATTAATAATATCAAAAGAAGTATTAGCACAAGTTTCATATCTTCATCATAAAGTTGGAAATATAGAATGGAGTGGTTTGATATTTTATAAGATAGTATCTGGAGATATTACAGAACCATCTAGTCTAGTACTAAGATGTGAAAGATTATATCTTATGGATATAGGTAGTGCAGCATATACAGAGTTTTCACCTGATTCAAGTATAATTGATTTTTATACTAAATATCCGGAAGCTGCAGATATGAAATGGGGAATGCTCCATACACATCATGATATGAAAGCATTTTTTAGTGGAACAGATAATGATGAGTTGATATCTAATGCTGACGCACACAATTTCTATTTATCTTTGATAGTTAATTTCTTAGATGGAGGTAATTTTTGTGCTAAAATAGGTATAATGGCTGAAATAGAAACTAAATATTCATTTAAGAATGGTTTAGATTTTAAAGGATTAAATGATCCTAAAAAACCAACAACTAAACAATTATTAACAATTAATTGTGAAATTGAATATGATGTTGATTCATTTGATGTAGATAGATATACAGCAATCAAAACTAAGAAATTAGAGAAGTCATTTAAACACTCACAACAAGAATTGTCACCTGTGTACTCTTTTAATAAAGATAAACAGACAAGTTTTAATTTTAGTGAGGATTATAAGGATATTAAATATATACCTAAAACACCTAAAGAAATTGAAGAGTATTTAGCAAAAGCTATATCATTAGATTATCATTGTAAAGATCCTTTAAAGATTGTTCTAGATAATTTACAGATAGAGGCTACTAAGTATGGAGAACAGTTTGATGATATATATGGTGATTCATTTGATTATAATTTAGATGGTGCTTATTATACTGCATTTCAAACACCATTACTTACAGAGCATCATAATCAATTCTTTAGACAATGTATCTTATTTTTAGATAAATATAGAATGTCAGGATATACTTTTTATGATCTTCTTATTAATGTACTTGAAATGTATGTTGATATTCAAGAAGTTCCTAAAAATAATAAGAAAACACATATATTTTCAGGTATTAATAATAGTTTAGATAAACAAATAGAAAAATGGAACAACAAACAGAAGAAATCAAAAAAGTAGATTTAAGAAAAGCCAGATTTTCAAATGCTCCTTGGTTTGATAGGGTACAAGCATCAAATGCTATAATAGGTGGTGCTGGTAATATTGGATCTTGGGTATCTTTATTTCTTGCTAGACAAGGTTGTAGTATATATGTATATGATTTTGATTTTGTAGACGAATCTAATATAGCTGCACAGTTATACCCTGTATCTGGTATTGGAAATCTCAAAACAGAAGTTTTATCTGAAACATTATCAAATCTTGTTAATTCTGACATTGAATTTTCAGGTAAATTTACAGCATTAGAAAGATTTGAAAAAGGATCAATGATAGATAAGTATTGTTTTTCATGTTTTGATAATATGGAAGCAAGAAAAGCATTATTTGAATCTTGGGTAGATTTATATAGTACTTCTGAAGATGCTATATTTATAGATGGTAGATTATTAGCAGAAATTGGACAAGTATTCTTTGTTACTAAAGATAGAATAGAACAATATAGAGCTACTTTATTTAGTGATGCTGAAGTAGCTTTAGAAGACTGCGCTTACAAAGGTACTACACATTGTTCAGCTATTATAGCTGGTTTAATGGTTAGTGGTTTTAATAATTTCTTAACCAATTTGGATAATAAAGTCAGAGATTTGCCATTTAATATAGATTATCAGTTACCATTATTTAATTTTGATATAAAATCATGAATTTAAGAAATATAACTCTTGGTAGTGAGTTTGAAACAAGAGATAGTGATTATATAATACCTACTTTATCTAGACAATATACTCCTGTATGTACATTGAAGAGATTAAATTATACTTATTATAGAGAAACTCATATTGATAAATATCATATAACAAAAAATAAAGATATAAAAGATAGTACAGTTAAAATAAACTCTTCAATAATAAATGATAATATATTATATTGTAAATCTAAAAGAGAAGTTTTTGATAAAATTCTTTATTTTTTAACTGATTATGAAGAATATATGCTTTCTAGTGAAAGATATGAAGTTCCTAGTAGATATTTAAATGATTTTCGTCAAAATAGGATAATTAATTTGTTTATTAATGATAATAATATATCAAGAAATTCTTATTCTATAGTATCTAATATTTCTAATAAATTTATTATAAATAAAGGAACTATTTTACTTATTAAAAATAATAAAGTTATCCCAATATTCATGTTGATGATAAAAAATCAGTATATCCATGATTTTAAAGTAGCAAATACTCTTGATCTGGATATAGATAATTCACAATTTGAATTTTGGATTAATAAAGATTTAGAAAAACTTTTAGAAGAAAAAGAATATAGATTGTTTACTAAGTTGATAAATAGTATTAAAGATAATGATATTAAATGTATTGTTAAATCAGGTATAACTGAATTATCTAATCAGATCTTTTTACCTAAATTATCAACAATTTCAGATAGGATAGAATGGTTAGATTCTGTAAAGAAAGAATATCTTAATTATAGTATTGGAACTGATTATCCTGTAAAAGAATATGATATTATTGTACCTAAAATAGAGGATTGTGATATGAAATTCAAATCTCGTAATTTAAATAATCTTATTAAAGGGAATAATAAGAGTATACCTAAACAAAAGAAAATTAACAAATTTCAATTAGTATAACATGAGAGAAATAATACAACAACAAGCCTTCAGTGCATGGGCTGCTAATCCAAGATCAGTTCTTGAGATAGCTACAGGTGTAGGGAAGACTAAAATAGCTATTATGGCTATAAATGCTGTTGTAGATAAATTCCCTGATGCTAAAATACTAATAATAGTTCCTACAGAACTAATACGAGATAAAGTCTTTCCTGAAGATTTTGCTAAATTCGGGAAAAGTAATTTACTAGCAAATTGTACTATAGAGTGCATTCAGACTGTTTATAAATGGACAGATACTGAATGGAAACTTGTAGTATGTGATGAAATTCATAATTATTTACCTAAAAATGGTGAGACTAATTATGAGTATTTTAAGTTCTTTGAAAGAAATGTTTATCAATATTTTCTAGGTCTTAGTGCAACGATTGATGATTCTTTAAAATTGTTCCAACACAAGTTGGGACCTACAGTATTTAGATATACTATTTCACAGGCTGCAAAAGATGGTGTGGTGTCAGCTTTTAAATTTGTGAATTATGCAGTATCTTTAACTGAAGAAGAGGAAAAAGAATTAAAAGTAGTACAGAGAAATTATAACTATTATGAGCACCTATTAGGCGGTCCTTATGAAGCATTTCATAATGCTGTCATGTATAGAAGTAACGGTACTGAAGAACAAAAGATTCATGCAAATATATTTTATGGCTGTATCAAGAAGCGTAAGTCTATATTAGACAAAGCTTATAATAAAATAATAACAGCCAGACAAATTATAGATTTGTTTCCTGAATCTAATGGTATATTATTTTCTGCAGATATAGATCAGTGTGAGAAGTTGATTTTAGGTAGAAATGATAGTATAATCTATCATTCTAAACTTAAAAAGAAAGAAAGATTAGCTGCAATATCTGCATTAGAAGATGGTAGAACCAGAATAAGGTTTATTAGTACTGTTAAGGCGTTAAATGAAGGTGTATCTATAAATAATCTGGAAGTTGGAATACAGTTGGCTGGAAACTCTAAATCCAAAGACTTAGTTCAACAGACTGGACGTATTTGTAGGTATGTAGAAGGGAAGAAGCCTTTTATGATTAGATTATATATTCAAGGTACTCAAGATGAGAAATGGCTTAGAAAATCACAAAAAGATTTTGATAAATCTTCAGTCTATTGGATAAATTCAATAGATCAATTAATAACAATTAAAAACTTATAAAACTATGTCTAAAACAATAAACCCAGATGATGTGCCTGAAAAGGTCTTAAAAGAATACATTAGTAATATACAAGCAATTTATAATTATAAGAGTATTTCATACAAGAAGATAAAAATTGAATTAAAGGGATTATATGGGATTGACGTTGATATAGATAGGATAGAAGAAAATTGTGAGGCAGATGAGCAAGCTGCAGATCTTGCTCAGCAATTTAAAAATTTAGGTATAAGATGTTAATAGAATTTAATGTTAATCAATTGATAGTTAACAAACTAACTTTTGAGGAATATTTCTTACTATTTTGCATTAAGTATTCTCACGAAGGAATCTTAATAAGTTATGTAAAAAATGTGTCACAATATCCAGACGAGGTTTTTGAAAAATTACAAGAACAAGGTTTCTTGAACTATGCTCGTAATGAAAATGGTGATATATTATTTCGTTCTTTGAAATTAGGAGATAAAGCCGTAACTTTATTTCCTTTAAATAACCAAAGTTTTGAGGTATGTTTTGCTGAATTAAAGCAGACATACCCCAAAAAGTTTGGGGAAAGAGTATTACATTTAGATAATGCTAGATGTATAGAGCTTTATAAAAAAGCTATTATTAATAATGGTGTTGTTGATTTGGAAAAACATAATCTGATTATAAAATGTATAAAATTAGAGGTAGAAAAGAGGACCAATACTGGTCAATTAAAGTTTATGCAAGCTCTACCTACATATTTACATCAGAAGAATTGGGAACCATATATTGATGAACTTAATAATAGTACAACAGAAGAAGATATAGATGCAATATGACATTTGAAGAAAGAATACAAGCAGGACTTGATGGAAAATATCAAGGGCTTAATAATGGGTTGGGTCGTATAAACAAATATATCTTTGGAGTACAAAGAGCTTGCTATACACTTTTAGGTGGATTATCAGGTAGTGCTAAGACAACATTAGTTGATTTTATACTTATAAATGCTTTAGAAGATGCAATGAGTAAAAATATTCCAATAAATATTTTTTATTATTGTTTAGAAATTGATGAAGCTAGTAAGCGTGCTAATTGGTTATCTGTTCTAATATACAAGAAATATGATATTATCATTTCTCCTGAAACTATCAAAGGACTTGGTGATAACAGATTAACTGAAGATCAACTTAAAATAGTCACTGATGAGTTACCCAATTTAAATATTCTATTTAGTAAGATTACCTGGTTTTTTGAAGCCACTAACCCTACTGGAGTATATCATACTATATGGAAACATATGGAAGGTAGAGGTACTTTTGAAAAAGAAGGTTATACGGATTCTGATGGTAAACCTCAGTTTAGAATTATAAGATTCGTACCTCATAATTCTGAAGAATACAATATAGTTGTTGGGGATCATTTAGCTTTATTTAAAACTGAAAGGGGTTTTACGTTGAAACAAAATCTTGATAAGCTTTCTGAATATAGTATTACATTACGTAATCTATTTAAGATAACGTTCTTTTGGTTACAACAATTCAATCAGGGCCTTAGTTCTGTAGAAAGATCTAAATATAAAGGTGTTGATATTTCTCCTCAACAGAGTGACTTTAAAGACAGTACAACTCCATATGCTGATGCTGATATAGTTTTAGGACTAATGAATGCATATCAAATGGATATGGATATTTGTCTTGGTTACAATATTAATAAAAAGGATAACGGATACTCTTTATACAATAGATTTAGAATGCTTAAAGTAGTAAAGAATAGGCTTAGTAGGGATAATGTCAAAATAGGACTATTATTCTTAGCTGAAGCAGGTAGTTTTGAAGAATTACCAAAACCTACAGATATCACACAAGCTGATAAAGATAGGTATAACAAATTAATAACAGATAGATAAGATGGCAAAGGTTACTATAGTCTGTGGGGATACTGGCACAGGTAAATCAACTAGTATTAAAAATCTTAATCCTTCTGAAACATATATCGTTAATACATTAAATAAACCACTTCCTTTCAAGGGATCTAAAGGTATATATAATGAATCTAAGAAGAATACAAAAGCTACTGATAGTTATCAGGATGTTGGTAGTATTCTTAAAGGTATTAATGAACAAGCTCCTCATATAAAGAATGTGATTGTGGATGACATAGGTTTTGTAATGACTACAGAATTATTTGCTCGTTCTAAAGAAACAGGATATGGTAAGTTTGTAGATATTGGATTACATATGCAGCAACTTCTTTCTTATGCTAAAAACATGAGAGAAGATTTGAATGTTGTTTTTGTATTCCATGAAGAAGATGATGTTTCTGATAGAATTAAAGTTGGAAAAAAATTAAAAACAATTGGTGCAATGCTTGAAGATAAATACAATCCATTAGGAGTTGTAACTTGTGCATTGTTTACTAATGTAGCATATGATGATAAAACAGGTGATGCTAGATATAGCTTTATTACTAATCGTACATTGAAAAATGGTTTAGTAATTCCAGCGAAATCACCTCAAGGGATGTTTGATTCTCTTGAGATACCAAATGATTTGTCTATAGTATTTAAAGCTATGGATGAATATTATAATTAATAATAAATAAAATAAATATATGATTCAAATATCAAAGAAAGAGTTAACTGAAATGGTTAACAGTGGAAAGAAGAAAGAGGAGATTGCTTCTAAATATAACTTAACAAATGCTGCAACAACACGTTTGTTAAAAGATGCTGGTTTAAAGATTAAAAAAACTCATAAACCAACATTTACTTTAGTAGATGATACTACTGTAGTTACAGAAAATGCAAGTCCTCTTAATGTTTAATTAATAAAGTATATATAATGTTTGATTTTAAAGATGCTCAAGAGAGCAAAAATACATATTTAAGTCCTGGTGTTCATACAGTTAAGACTACACAGATTATTAGTGATGTTGCTCCTAAAACTGGAGCTCCATTTATTGAATGGTCTATTATAGATAAAGCTGGATTAGTTTCAAGTAATCGTTTTTATCTTAACACTACTGTAAAAGAAGGTAGCGAGAAAAGTGCTTGGGATATTACAAAACCAGCTATTGTTAATGTAATTGCTGCAATTAATAATATTAGTTTTGAAGAAGCTAAGGCTAAGTTGCCATCTGCATCTAGTCCTGCTGAATTATCTGCAGAATTAGCTAAAATGACAGTTAATAAAGCTTTTGATGTTCGTTTAAATGGTAAAGAAATTCAAGGTCAGAATGGTAAGAACAATTGGATTAAGGCAGAATTTAATTTTGCTAAAGGTACTGTTGCTCCTGCTGGATCTAATTCTTTAACATTTGATGAATCTAAGCATGTTAAAAGGTTAGTTGCTCCATCAACTCCTGGTATTAATACTACTGGTGCTGATATGAATTGGTAATAAATAATTAAAATGTGGTAGGGGGTTTGCAGTTTGCAGTATTTGCAGTGTTTGCTCCTTACCATATTTTTATAAAACTTCATATATGTTTGATTTTAGCAATGCTGAACTAGATATTACAAAGGAAGAGATTTTAGCTAAAATATCTGAATATCAAATATTTAAGTATTATTGTAGAAATTTTGAAGAATTGGATAAATCCTTTTTAAGTGAATTTTATCTGGATTCTAATCCTTCTTGTCGTATTTATATAAATAGCAATAATAATCTTTATTATAAAGATTTTGGAACAGGAGAACATTTAAGCTGTTTTGATTACATTTGTAAAAAGTATAATATAACTTATTATGAATGTTTACGAGTAATATCTAATGATTTTAACATTAGAAGTATCAAAGTCAATGTAGAACCTTCTCTGATAGTATCTAACGATGTTCTTAATATACCTGTAAAACCTCGTATAAAGAGTCATATAGAGATTGTATCACAGAATTATACGATAACAGATGCCAGATATTGGTCTAAATACCATATTCCTCTTCAAATGCTTGAAGATTATGATGTTTTTAGTGCCAGATTTGTATATCTGCATACTTCTAAAGGGTCTACTGTATTTGAATATAAGAAGTCAAATCCTATTTATGCTTATCGTTTTGTAGGAGATAATAAATATTCTTATAAAATATACTTTCCTTTAGCTGAAAGGAAATATAAATGGTTATTTAGTGGTGGTAGTAAGGATGATATTGAAGGGTTTGATAATTTGGATATGTCAGGAGAATACCTTATATTGACTAAATCACTTAAAGATTGTATGGCATATAGGTTATTTGGAATAAATGCTATAAGCTTACAAGGTGAGGCAAATAAACTTTCATCAGAACTTGTTCAGAAAATACTTAAAAGATATGATAAAATCATACTTAATTATGATAATGATGACCAAGGAATTAAATCTGCTGCTTCTTTAACTCAACAATATGGCTTTAGTAGCTATATATTTGATGAATCTAAAGATTTAAGTGACCTTATTAAAGATAAGGGTATAAGATTTGCTAAAAAAACATTAGAAAATAAATTAGGAGTTAAATTAAAAATGAATAAAAAATATGAGTAAAATTAAAGTGGGTTTTGAGATAACAGACTCATGGAATATAGAGGCTTTTCGTAATGTAATTTATACTCTTAAAAATAAGCCTCAAGAGATGAATAAAAAGTTGGAAGCTGGAGATGTTGAATTATTTCTGGTTTCTACTGATGATAGTTCATTTTATATATGGTCAGTTAGAGATATTATAGGATTAGATGCATCTCATGCTTTCAATTCTCCTACAATAACTTCTAAATTGAACACTATAAATAATGAAGGAATACAAATATTTCTTGATAACTTACAAAATACTGTTATGCAGATAGATGAATTATCTTTAACTGCAGATGGTATATTGGTTGATTATAAAATGGATGGGTTTAATTTAAATCCTAAGTGGTATCAGCAGTTACAAGAGAAACTAAATAAATTGGTTGATGAAAGCTGTTAAAGCAAAAAAGAAGAGAAATCCTTTTAGGGTTGGTGGAGTTAAGATTAAGAATGCTAAGAAGAAAGTTGTAGATGGAATAAAGTTTAAATCTTCATTAGAAGCCTTTTGTTATACTCAATTAAAACATAATGGTTTTAAAGATTTCCAATATGAAGGTCATAAATTTATATTACAAGATAAATTTGATTTTCCTTTGTTAAGTTGGGAACTGCAAAGTAAGAAGGTTAAAGGTAAAATTATTAAAACTTTTGGACCAGATTCAATGAAAATCAGAGCTATTACTTATACTCCTGATTTTGTATGTATTGATAAGGATAGAAAGGGTTGGATAATTGAAACTAAAGGTTTTGAAACAACTGATTTTAAGATTAAATGGAAAATGTTTAAGAAACTTTTAGCTGATCATCAGTTTCAAGTGGATTTATATGTTCCAAATACACAAGAAAATGTACTTAATACTATTAATTTAATTAAAAAAAGGAGGGAATTATGATTTTATTATTATCATGCTTAAGTTTATTTATAACTTGTTTTTACATCATGTCTATTGTTACTGGTGATTTCTTTAAATATCTAGCTGGTTATATAGTTGGTGAACAAAGAAGGTTTTATGAGATTATGAGTTATGTGGAAGTAGCTCTTATTATTTTAACTTTATTTACCTGTGAAAGAGGAAGTCAATCCATGATTTTTATCTTTGTATTATTAGGATGGTTACTTAGTTGGGCTATATTTGTACCAGCATATGATATGTATTCAGATAAAAGGAAAGGATATTTATTTATATGGGTTGCTATTTGTATATACTCAATTATAACTATTATAAATATTAATGAAACTTATCTATGGATAAAGACGATTTAATTCAACGTATGTTTGAAGTATTATTTGTAATAATAACAATCTTAGCTTTATATGGATTGTTTTCATTAAAATACAATCTTCCAACACCATTTAAAGAAAAACCTGTTGAGAAACCTATCATTATTAATGATACTTTTTCAGAGGATTTACTAATGATGGAGATAAAAGATGCTGAAATAAAATATCCTGATATAGTTTTAGCGCAAGCTAGACTAGAAACAGGTAACTTTAAATCTGATTATTTTAAAGAGCGTAATAACCTTTTTGGCTTTAGGGCTAAAAATGGTTATATGCACTTTAAAGATTGGAGAGAATGTGTATTATTTTACGCTGATTGGCAAAAAAAATATTATAAATCAGGTGATTATTATGCTTTCCTAGAAGATATAGGATATGCAGAAGATCCTACCTATATAAGTAAAGTAAAAAGATGTATAAAGTTGAGACATGGGTTTTAAAAGATATAACTAAAGTTCTAGATGGTTTTAATAAACCAGTTAGAAGTAAAAATTTAAATAAAAGGATTGCTTTGGAGAAAAAAGCTATCAAATTGTCTAAACTTATTAAAGCTAATTATACAGAAGTAAGTATATGAAAATAGCTGTAATAGATTTAGATTCCGTAATGTTTAGCTGTGGTCATCCTAACAAAGTGTTAGATGATAAAGGTGAACCTATTAAGGAAAATGGTAAATTTGTATATATAGATAAAACTGAAGATGAGTTAAAAGATAGTGTTCATTATTGGATGAATAATATTTTAACTAAATCTGAGGCTACCCATTATGTTCCTTTTATTAAAGGTAAGGGTAACTATAGATATGAAATAAAAAGTGATTATAAGGCTAATAGACCTAAAGAATCCCCTAAATGGTGGGCTTTTACAAAAGCTTACTTTATTAGTGAATTTGGTGCAATTCCTGTAGATGGTATAGAAGTAGATGATGCAGTAAACATTACAAGACTCTCTCTACCAGATTCTTTCATTTGTGCTATAGATGGAGATTTATTAGGTTTAGAAGGATGTCATTATAATTGGAGAAAAGAAGAGTGGGTTACCACAACTGCAGTAGATGCTGAATATAAGTTTTGGAAAGATATGATTTCTGGTCAATCTGGTGATAATATAAAAGGAATCCCTGGTAAAGGTGATAAATTTGTACAAACACTATTTGCTAATGATGAAATATCGTTACCTCAACTTACATTAGGGGCGTATATTCAGTTTTTAGGGGAAGAATATGGTATTGAGGAATTTTATAAAAATTATAAATCTCTAAAAATATTAGATAAATATGAAGGTTTTATAGTTCCTGAACCATTAAGTGTTACTAAAGAAGAAAGGACAATATGAGTTTAAGATTAGCATATCTGACTGAAAATGGATATGTAGCAAGTGATGGAGATTTAAGACATACTAAAGTAACTAATTTTTGTTTACCTATGTATGGATTTCATAAACGTGACTTTAAAAATAAATTACTAAATGTTTATATCTTACATGAAGTTACACCACATTTGTATGTGGTAACTTTGAATGATGATAGCATTAGTGATGTATTGGTTAAATTGAGTGGACATGAAGATTTTGTAGAATCTTTTGATGATGATGATGGTAAAGAGTTAGTTTTTAAACTTAAAGTACCTAAAAGACATGAAGAAGATTATTATAAAGTGTTGAATGGTCTCTACTCAGAGATTTCTAATGACTATAAGGAGGTATTAAAATATTTTTATACAAATAGTGTATATCCTATTGATACTTCACCTCTTATAGTTAATGGTCAAGTAGCTACGACTATGTGGGAAATCTTAAATCCCTCTGTAAGAAAGAGAGAGCAGGTAGCTAAACATTTTGGTGTAGAAGTAGATGCTATTAAGCAGTTAATGTCTAAACCAGATTTAAAGTATGAATTATATATAAAAGCAAATCAATTATACAATCAAGAAGAACAATTATGAAGAATCAATTTAGAACGAAGTTTAGTGAGGATATATTTAATCATAAATATAGACATGAAGGATGTGAAACTTGGGATAAACTAGCTGTTGTTTTGGTAGAGGATGTTTGTAGAGATAAACTATCTAAAACTGAAAAAAATCAATTAGCTAAATATATCACAGAAATGAAGTTTATTCCTGGTGGAAGATACTTATATTATGCTGGTAGACCATTTAAAGCATTTAATAATTGTTACTTACTTAGAAGTGAGCAAGATAGTAGGGAAGATTGGGCTAATTTATCATGGAAAGCCGAAAGCTGTCTAATGACAGGTGGAGGTATTGGTAATGATTATTCAATTTATCGTCCTAAAAATTCAGTTATAAATAAAACAGGAGGATTAGCTTCTGGACCAGTTTCTAAGATGAAAATGATTAATGAGATTGGTAGAGAAGTTATGCAGGGTGGAAGCAGAAGATCTGCTATTTATGCTAGTTTAAACTGGCAACATGGAGATATCCATGAATTTATACATAGTAAAGATTGGTATTCTATGAAAGTAGCAGGTACAGATTTTTCACTAGGTGATTTAAAAGAGAAGGATTTTAATTTTCCTGCTCCGCTAGATATGACTAACATTTCAGTTAATTATGATACTGAATGGTTAGAAAAATATAAGAAAACAGGTGATGTTGGTAGTGTGTTTTTGGAGAATGTAAAACAAGCACTTAAAACATCAGAACCAGGTTTTTCATTTAATTTCTATGAGAAAGAAAATGAGACACTTAGGAATGCTCCTGTTACAGGAGATACAAAAGTTTTAACTATATATGGATATAAAAAAGTTAAAGATATATATAATGTTAAGCAAGTAATATGGACTGGTGAGCAGTGGGCTCATGATGTTGTATTTCAGCTTACTAAGAAGGATTCAAATTTAGTAAAAATTAATTTGAGTAATGGAAGATATATAATTTGTTCTCCAGAACATCCCTTTATTGTTAAAGAATTTATTGGTAAAGGAGAAAGAAAGAAAACAGAATTTAAAAGAATTAATGCGGAATCATTAGTGCCTGAACAAAAAATAAAATCTAATTTACCTATTAAAGATGTTCGATTTGAACATGATTATAATTGGTATGGTTTAGGTTTCGTTTTTGGTGATGGTAGTATTAAAAATAAGAGTGGTGATATAAGTTATCATGTAGCTGGTAAAAAGGAATGTTTTGAGAAAGCATCTTTATTATTAGATGCTCATGCTGTTACTAAAGAAAATAGGGCTTATTTTAAATGTGAATATGAATCTAAAGAAGATATTATAAATAAATTAGAAGTATTACCTTATACTTTTATAGGAGGATGGTTTGATGCTGATGGTTGTTATACTAGAAATTTACTAAGAATTAGTAATAAAGATAAGAATACCTTAATTAAGCTACAAGAATCTTTAGATTATTATGGTATTAAAACTGTTGTTAGAGAGGATGGAGAATCTTCATATAAACCAGGTAATATTATGTATACTTTACAGGTATTAAATGATTCTTTATTACGCTTTAAAGAAATTGTACCTACTATAAGAATACAAATAGATTTAGATGATTCTTATGAACCTTATAGAGAATCTGAAATAAGAGTAGTTTCTGTTGAACATTTAGACTATACAGAAGATGTATATTGTTGTGATGTTAAAGTAGAAGAGCATTCTTTTATGGCAGAAGGTGTTATCATCTCAAATTGTACAGAAGTTACATCAGAAGATGATAGTGATGTATGTAACTTAGGATCTCTTAACTTTGCAGTTATAGAATCTAAAGAAGAATTAGAAGAAATTATAGAATTATCCATTAAATTTTTATTGTGTGGTACTCTGGTAGCAGATTTACCATATGAAAAAGTTTATCAAGTAAGAGAGAAGAATCGTAGATTAGGATTAGGATTAATGGGAATTCATGAATGGTTATTAAAAAGAAATTATAAATATGAAGTTACTCCTGAATTACATGAGTGGCTTTACATATACAAAAATAAATCAAATTATATCTCAAGGAAATTTGCAGATAAATTAAATATTAGTAGACCTGTAGCTAATAGAGCTATAGCTCCAACAGGAAGTATTGGAATCCTTGCTGGAACATCTACCGGTATTGAACCTATATTTGCAGTAGCTTATAAACGTAGATATTTAAAAGGTAGAACTCAGTGGGTATATCAAAATGTTATTGATGGTACTGCTAAAATCATGATAGATCAATTTGGGGTAGATCCTAGTAAAATAGAATCTGCTATTGATTTAGCTAGTGATTATGAGCGTAGAATTAAATTTCAGGCAGATGTACAAGATTATGTAGATATGTCTATTAGTTCAACTATTAATCTACCTGCGTGGGGATCTGAATTAAATAATGAATCACAAGTAGTACCTTTTGCTAAGACACTAGCTAAGTATGCTCATAGATTACGTGGCTTTACATGTTATGCTGATGGTAGTAGAGGTGGACAACCTATTACTCCTATTAGTTATAATGAAGCTAAGGAGAATGAGGGTAAAGAATATGAAGAAAAATTTACTGATATTTGTGAAATTTCAGGAAAAGGTGGACATTGTGGAGTTTAATTAATAATTTATGCATATTGTAGAAAAAGAAGATCAAGATTCTCTGGTAAAGAGACTTGAAACAATAAAATATGACCAAGGAAAGGTCTGTTTTAGTGATATACCTCAGTTAACCCTAGCTTCAACAGCTAGGGTTTTTAATTATGGGGCTAAAAAATATACAAAATTTAACTATATTCATGGTACTAATTGGTTAAGATATTATGATGCTGCTCAAAGACATATGCACTCCTGGATGACAGGAGAAGATATTGATGAATCAGAAAATCATCATATAGATCATGCTATAGCTTCATTAATGATGCTTAGAGAAAGTATACATTTAAATAGAGGTCTCGATGACCGTAATCATGAATATGATAAATCTAGTAGAGACACAAAAAAGTAAGTTTTCAAGTGACTGGTGGGATAAACTTTCAGTAGAATTTGAACAACAATATATGCAGGATATATATAACTATTTAATTTCCCGTAAGAAAAATTCTGTAGATATATATCCTTCATCAGATAAAGTTTATAAAGCATTTGAAGAGTCTTTTAAAGATGTTAAAATTGTTATACTAGGGCAGGATCCTTATCACACTACTGGTGCTGCTCAGGGTCTTGCTTTCAGTGTTTCTAATAGTTATCCATCAGTTCCACCATCTTTAGTTAATATATTAGCTGAAGTGGAAAATGATATATATGATGGAATGTATTTAGATAAAAATCCTAATTTAGAACATTGGTCTAAACAAGGAGTATTTTTATTAAATACTTGTTTAACTGTAGAAAAAGGATTACCTTTGAGCCATGAACGTATAGGATGGCAAAGATTTACACAAGTAGCTTTTCAGCATATTTGTGATAAAAATGAACCAGTAGTCTTTATGTTATGGGGGAATCATGCAAAAGCTTATAAACAATTTATATCTAATAAATACCACTTAGTTTTAGAAGCAGCTCACCCAAGCCCCTTTAGTGTTAAAGGATTTAAAGGATGTAAACATTTCTCTAAAGCTAATCAATATTTATTAGATAATAATTTAAAACCAATAATTTGGTAATATGAATAAACAACAAAAGAAAATATACAACTGGTTGACAAAAAGACCAGGGTACTTAAAGAAAAGTGCAGAAGCTATAGTAGATATTATTTCTGATGATGTTACATTAAAAGATGTAACTGTAGCTTTAAAAGAAGCTAAATTAAAGAAAGATAAATCTAAAATTAGTATAATAGATAGAGCTAAAAAAGTACCAGTTCAAATAAAAAAACAAGTAGATTATACATTTAATAATAACAATTTTACCAGAAAATTAACCACACCAGGATTATATTTTATCTTTGGTTGTGTTCATGCTCCTTTCCATAAGAAGGATGCATTTAAAGCAGTATTTCAACTATTAAAAGATAATAGAGAGAGTATTGTTGGAGTAGTTTTAGCAGGTGATTTCTTGGATATGAATAGTCTAAGTTCTCATGATAAAGGTAAGAAGCCTTTAATGGGTGTTACTTTAGATTGGGAATATAGTGAAGCTAATGATTTATTAGATGATTTATTTGAACCATTAAGTAAAAATATTAATAAAGTATATCTGTATGGAAACCATGAAGATAGGTACTTTAGATATATGAATGATATTGATAATTCTAAGTTAGGAAAATCTCTCCCATCCCCAGAGATTGGTTTAAATCTTCAAGATAGAGGATTTAGATTATTAACTAACTGGAAAGAAGATCATATTACATTAGGTAATTATTTAGATGTTAGTCATGGTGAGTTTATAAATGTGCATACTGCTAAGAAGCATATAGACACATATAGACGTTCTACATTATTTTATCACACACATAGAGTTCAACAATATATTGAAGGACAAGTTGGTGGATATAATGGTGGTTCTATGGCTGATTTTACAGAACCTGTATTTAATTATGCATCTAGAGCTATGAAAGGTAGTTGGTTAAATGGATTTACTGCTGTTCATGTAGATGAACAAGGTTATTATCACATACAACAAATAGTATGTTATAATAATAGTTTTGTATTTGGTAATAAAATTTATAAATATTAGCCCTCTATCTCTGCAGGGATATGGAACGAAGACTTTTATAACTCCTCTTATAAGAGAACGTAACTTAACTGTTACTCAGTACCTTATAATGAAATAAAACTAAAACGTAGGTTAGCATAGTTTACAGATCTAGGGGTATTACAAAACTGTTTTTATTATGTCAAGATCATACAAAAAGAAAGCTATAATTAAGGATAGTGGTTTAGGTTTTAAAGCACTTGGTAACAGAAAGCTTAGAAGAAAATCTAGACAAAAAGTCAAATTAAATGATCCTGACTCAGTTTTACCAATTGATAAATCTGAAGTTGTTAATGATTACAATGTATGTGATTGGAAATTTGAGGTTACTAAGAAGAATTGTAAAAAAGTAAATAAAGAAGGTAAATTAAGGAAATAATGGCTGATATTAGCATGTGTAAGGGCACTGATTGTCCTAAAAAAGAAAAATGCTGGAGATTTAAAGCTCCAATTAATGAATTTAGGCAATCTTATATGATGGAAGTACCATATGATAAGAAAACAAAGAAATGTGAAATGTTTTGGAAATTTAAAGATAAATAGTTATGGAAGTATTAAATTTAGTAAATCAATATGATTCTACAATCAATTATGAAATTCAAAAATTTCCTGATGGTCAACAGAATGTTATTATAAAAAATAACAATTCTAAAATATCACGAGTATTAGTAAAATCTAGATTAAACAATTGGTTAGATTTAGAACTAATTACTTGTGCTGTAGCATCATTACGTGAATTAGGTGTAGAAGAAATTCATCTATATACACCTTATATCATGGGTGCTAGAAGTGATAGAAAGTTTGAAGAAGGTGGAAATAACTATTTAAAAGATGTTATTTGTCCTATTATTAATTCTTTAGGTTGTAAAACAGTTACTTGTATTGACCCTCATAGTGATGTGTTAGAAGCTTGTATAAAAGGATTTAAGAAGCTATCTAATTTAGATTTAGTAAAATGGGTATTTATGAATCATCCTCAAAACACTAAACCTATGGAAGATTTTATTCTAATATCACCAGATGCTGGAGCAAGTAAGAAAATATACAAATTAGCTGAGCAAATTGGTTATAAAGGAGATATTATTACTTGTAGTAAAGAACGAGATAATGAGGGTAAATTAACTAAATGTGTTGTACCTGTTAAAGATACTGGTCCTTTATGTAAAAAAGATTATATAATTATAGATGATATTTGTGATGGTGGTGCTACTTTTATAAATATAGCCAAAGAACTTAAAAAATTATATAACTATAATCATATCTATCTCATAGTAACTCATGGAATATTTAGTAAAGGATTTGTAGAATTATCTGAATATTTCGATGGGATATATTGTACTAATAGTTATAAAGATAAAGAGCATTATACAAGTAATAGTATTAATATTAATGAAGCCGCTATATCTATGCACTTTAGAGAACACAAAGTTAAACAATTAAACGTATTTTAAATGAACCCACTATTATTAGTAGACAGTTATAAAATCCATCATACAAAAATGTATCCTGATGGTATGACAAAATTATATTCTAATCTTACTCCACGTAAATCACGCATGAATGGTGTAGATAAAGTAGTTACATTTGGTATTCAACATTTTATAGTAGAATATCTTATTAAACAATTTAATGAAGAATTTTTCAAATTGAATGACAGAGGAAATGTTAAACATCTTAAACAAGATATAATAAAAGAATATAAACATCATTGTAATGTAGATACTACTCATATTGAAGCTTTATGGGATTTAGGTTACTTACCTATTGAGATTAAAGCTTTAGATGAAGGTACTTTATGTCCTATTGGAGTACCAATGATGACAATTACAAACACTCATCCAGATTTTGGATGGTTAGTAAACTATTTAGAAACATTAATTAGTTGTAAATTGTGGCAACCAATTACTTCTGCAACAATAGCCTATGAATACAAGAAAATTCTTGAAAAATATGCACTTGAAACTACAGGATCTACTGAAGGAGTACAGTGGCAAGGTCATGATTTTTCTATGCGTGGTATGTCTAGTGTTGAGTCTGCTATTCTTAGTGGAATGGGTCATCTATTATCATTCACTGGTACAGATACAATCCCTGCAATCTACCAACTTGAATCCAGCTATAACGCTAAAGGGCTTATTGGGGCTTCTGTTCCTGCTAGTGAACACAGTGTAGCTTGTATGAGTATTTCAGATGGAAATAGATTTTCACAAGTAGAAGAATCTTTTAATGAAGAAACTAATTCTTGGGAAGTTATAAAATGTTTTTAGATTTTTTAAGATTATCTAATTTCCATAAAGGTTGTTGATTGGAGTAATGAAAACATTTTTCTTGTTCTTCAGGAATAAGTAAATTAAATGAAGCACAAGGTAGTATATGGTCTATGTGCCAATCTCCGTAATTATTCCAAGACATATTCTTTAAAAATAAAGATTCTAAATAAGATTTAAACTCTTCAGGAGAACATCCTATTAATTCAAAAGTTCTCTTAGATTTATTGTTACCATGTAAAGCATGATTAATTCTTCTTCTAAGATTTCTTTTAATTTTAAAAATAGGATTATCTACTTGGAGAAGTTCCCAATCTTTTTTATATTGTCTAATTTTATCCTTATTTAATAATCTATATTTTACATCATATTCTGATTTTTTAGATTTATGCTTTTTATAATATTCTCTTTTATCAGCTCTATTTTTATCTATATTTTTAATATAGTTTAATTTACGAGTTTCATTAAAAGAATTTAGATTATTTAAACGATAATTTTTATTAATAATAGAACAACAGGATTTACAAATACAATTATAACCTGATTTAAATCTTTTGTTTTTAGGAAATTCTGATAATTCTTTTGAAGAATCACATTTTGTACATTGTTTCATAATACAAAGATATAACAAATACACATAACTACCAAATTATTTAACAATTATTAACAAAAAATGAATGAATACTCAAAAAATAAAATAGAAGAATTAAAAGCTGTACCATTGATTAAGAGTAAAGAATGGGGAAAGATGAATTTTACTAATAAATTGAAAGGTAGAGAAGTTTATTGGACTTGGACACAAAAAATTCATATTTTTAATCATATTTGTCCAATGACATTAAGAGTTTGGTTTACTGAAAGTTTTAATGGGCATAGTAGAGATACTAATGCTATTTCAGAAATGTATTTAATACCCAAAAACAATTTAAAATGAAAACAAGAATAAGAAACTTATCTGAAAGAGAAAAACAACAGATAGGAGAAAAAGAATATCTACAAAGATTATTAGAACTTTACCCTACAGGAATAGTTAGTGCTGTTTCAGATACTTTTAATCTGTGGGATGTATTAACAATATATTTACCTCAACTTAAAGAAGAAATTCTTGCAAGAGATGGTAAATTAGTAATTAGACCTGATAGTGGAGATCCTGTGGATATTATTTGTGGTTTAATAGATGATAAACAATTTTTATATCCAGATTTACCTATTAAAAAAGGTGTAATAGAACTTCTTTGGGATACATTTGGAGGAACAATCAATGAACAAGGATATAAAGTATTAGATTCTCATATTGGAGCTATTTATGGTGATAGTATTACTTTAGAAAGAGCTACTGAGATTTGTGAGAGATTAAAAGCTAAAGGATTTGCTAGTACTAACATTGTATTAGGTATTGGTAGTTTTACTTATCAGTATAATAC